GTCTTCCGCGCCGTTCCGAGGGTTTTGGGGGTAGGGGTTTGGACAAAAACTGCCTAAATTGCAACATTGTTTTTTCAATTGAAAAGAAGATTGGTCGAAACAAAAAGCATTGTTCAGGGAAATGTCGCTCTGAATGGACACAAAAACTGAAATGCGCTCGCAAGCCAGAAACAACAATTAGAGCTTGCATCCGCTGCGGAAAAGATTTTGAAAAGCCTAGGTCGAGCCTGAAACAACTTTGCTCAAATCAATGCAAGAAAAATAGGCCTGAGTTCTTGAATGGCAACTGCGCTATCTGCTCCAAGTCAATAAAAAAGAAAAGATTGTTTTGTGATAAATGTCTTGTTCAAAGGCGCAAAGATGTCGGCTTGGATCAAAGAGTCTATTTTGAAGATTCAAGAGAATTGAATCGCAAGAAAAGAAGAGTTGCTAGGGAAAGAGCCGCAATTGGTCTTCACGCTTATCAACGATCCTTGCTCCTCAAGGCTTGGAAAGCACAAGGCAAATCTTGCACTTATTGTTTCAACAAAGCCGACACAATAGATCACATCATTCCTCTGGCAAGAGGTGGGTCAAATAACGAAGGCAACCTTGCGCCAGCCTGTCGGCAATGCAACAGCAGCAAAAATTTATATTTGATTTCAGAATGGAAGGTGAAGAATGGTTTCCGGACCACCGCCAAAGCCATCTGAACTGAAGCGAAAGCAAGGCAATCCTGGCAAGCAAAAATTGCCAAAACTCGCAACCGTGACCGCCTTACAGCCCGCCACAGCCCTTGCACCGGCACACCTGAGTGAGCAATCACAGCAGCTCTGGCACAAGTTACGCGCCGAAGCCTTTTGGATTTCCAACACCGATGAATCCAATCTCCAATTCCTTTGCGAGAAGTTAGATCGTAGAAATGAAATCATCGTCAAACTTGCAGCGAGTGATTTTGTTCTTTACACAGACAAAGGCTATGCCTACGCAAACCCTTTGGTCGGAATGCTTTCAACAATAGAAGTTGAAATCACGAAACTGTTTTCCCTGCTAGGACTTACTCCAACAGACCGAACGCGATTAGGGGTCGCCGAGGTCAAGGCTCGGAGCGCTTTAGATGACCTCATTGCCAAGAGGCAACAACCAAGTAAGTAGTTGGCCACCGCGCTATCTCTCACCCGTCAATGCCGATGACCTCGCAAGAAGTCGCGGTGACCATGTGATTGATTTCGCGCAAGCCTTATGCACCATCACAAAAGATTCGATTGCTGGCAACGCCGGTTCACCTCTTGTCTTTCGTGATTGGCAAAAGGAACTTACTCGCCACCTCTTTGCTGAAAAAGAAAACGGACTCCTCACTCATGGTCGCGCACTTGTTGGTCTGCCTCGAAAGAATGGCAAGTCGGCATGGCTGGCTTCTATCGTTCTTGAGCATCTCATCTTTGGAGTCTCAGGTGGAGAAGCCTACTCAGCAGCAGCCGACAAAGAGCAATCCAAAATCATCTTCAACACAGTCAGGGACATGGTAAAAAACCAACCTGAACTATCCGACTTCCTCACAGTTTATAAAGATTCAATTTACAATCCGAAAAATGGCAGCGTATATCGCGCTCTATCTTCGGAGGCTTTTACAAAAGAAGGCTTGTCTGCAACCTTTGTTGCTTTCGATGAGCTTCACGCACAACCCAATCGCGAACTTTTCGATGTGCTTTCCCTATCAATGGGAGCGCGTAAAGAAGGAATGTTGGTAGCAATTACCACCGCCGGCGTTCAAACTGATCCATCAGGTAAGCCTTCGATTTGTTATTCGCTCTATGAGTACGGAAAAAAGATTGCCTTGGGTGAAGTTGTTGATCCCAATTTCTTTTTTGCATGGTGGGAACCTAAGAATTCGACAGATGATTACCGCGACCCTCAAACCTGGGCTGATTCCAATCCAGGGTTTGATGACATCGTTTCCAAAGAATCTTTTGAATCAACAATCACAGTCACACCGGAAGCAGAATTCAAAACCAAGCGCCTCAACATTTGGACTTCAGTTTCAGATACTTGGCTTCCTCACGGAAGTTGGGATGAAGTAGCCGATGAAGAAAAAACTGTTGCTGACGGCAGCGATATTGTGCTTGCTTTTGATGGTTCGTTCAATGGTGACTGCACAGTTATTGTCGGAGTAACCACCGAAGAAGTCCCTCACATTTTCCCCATCGCAGTTTGGGAAAAACCGGATGAAGCAAATGCCGATTGGCAAGTGCCGGTAATGGATGTTGAAGATGCAATCAGAGAAGCTGCAAAGCGTTTTCAAGTTGTGGAAATCGTGTGCGACCCCTATCGGTGGGCGCGTACTTTCCAAGTCCTAGAAGATGAAGGCTTGCCGATTGTTACCTTTCCTCAAAATGCTTCACGCATGACCCCTGCCACGACCCGTTTTTTCGAGGCAGTAGTCAACAAACAACTTTCACACAATGGTGATGCTCAACTTGCTCGCCATGTAGGAAATGCAACTCTCAAAGTTGACCAACGCGGTTCCCGACTTGCAAAGGAAAAGCGCGGTTCAACTCGCCGAATTGACTTAGCGGTTGCCTCAGTAATGGGGCTTGAACGCGCAAGTTGGTGGCATTTACAAGGTGGCAATTTGCCACAAATCTTTGATCCTTGGTCAATCTCTATGGAGGAAAACGATGCGTGAAAAAATCACAACCATCGCTGACATTGTGGGAGCAGTAGCCATCACAACTGGCGTTGCTGTTCTCTTCGGTGCTGGCGTTGCCTTTGTCGTTGGCGGCGCGCTAGTCCTTCTCGGCTCTTTCTTAGCAGGTAACGCATAATGAGTATTTTCCAACGCGGCATTCAAAACTATACAGTAGGGCGCTACCCACAATTCAACAACTATGTTTCGCCTTTGAGTCAGCTTTATGGTCAGACTTCAATGACCTCAGCTGCCGGCGAGCGCATTGATGAGTGGACAGCACTTGGACTTTCATCAGTCCTTGGCGCAACTGCTTTACTTGCAGATTCCGTTGCCTCAATGCCACTTCGCGCTTTCAAAGTTGGCCCTGATGGTAAGCGCACAATGACTCCCGTTCCACAAGTTATTGCTGACCCTGATCCTGAATCAAATATTTTTGAATTGATTCACACGATTATGGCTTCACTTACTTTGCATGGAAATGCTTATGTAAAAATTGACCGCAATCGTCGAGGCGAAATGATTGGTCTAGTCCCACTTCATCCATACCAAATGCAAGTGCTTCCAACAGGTGACCAAATTGGTCGCCGTTACTTGCACCTTGGCAACGAGATGGACAGCGAAGATATGATTCATATTCGCTGGTACACNCCTCCACAATCTTTGGTGGGTATTTCCCCACTCAACCAAACACGCAACCTTGTTGGTCTTTCACTTGCGATGGATCGTCACTTGGCGCAATGGTACGGAGAAGGTGCTACTCCTTCCGGTGTTATTTACACCAACGAAAAGTTGAATCTTGAACAGGCTCGCGTTATTCAAGGCACATGGGAAGCAACTCATCGCCGTCATCGCCGACCAGCGGTTCTCTCCAATGGCATGAAGTTTGAGCCAATCACAACTTCGGCTGCTGATATGGAAATGATTCAAACTCGCGAACAGTTGATTCGTGACATTGCCCGCGTATTCCGCATCCCATCACATTTGATTGGTGCTTCCGGAGACAATCAGACATATCAGAATGTTGAACAAGCATCACTCAACTACTTGACTCACACCATTCACCCATACCTTCGTCGAATTGAAATTGCTTTGTCAAAGGTTTTGCCTGTTGGCACAGATGTTGCATTCGATACTTCAACACTTCTTCGCGTTGATGCACTTACTCGCGCTGAGGTCAATGAAAAGAATGTACGCATGGGCGCTCGCACACCTAACGAAGTTCGCCAAATCGAAGGCTTGGAGCCTTTCGAGGGTGGCGATGTATTCAATCAAGCAATGCAAGGAGCTGCTCTTGCCGGTGGAGATTTGCCTTCACTTGGTACCGATGCCGATCCTTCGGCACCTGTCATGGGAGTTTTAGAATAATGGCTGAGACATTTCGAGTACCCAAAGGAGTCCAGGATGAAGCGCAAAAGGCTTTGGGCTGGATTGCTGATGGTCACGCTGGCTCTGGCTTTACAGCTGTGGGCAAAAAGAGAGCGAGCGATTTGGCGGCAGGACATCCAGTAAGTGCTGAAACAATCTTGAGGATGTACTCCTTCTTCAAGCGCCATGAAGTAGATAAAAAAGCGCAAGGTTTCAACTCAGGGGAAGATGGTTTTCCATCAGCAGGAAGAGTCGCGTGGTCTGCATGGGGTGGCGATGCTGGCTTTGATTGGTCAACAAGAATTAGAAATCAAATCACGAAAAGCGCAAGAGCGTTTTCCTTGATGGCATCCGAGGAGGGTGACATGGCTGACACTAATCAAGTTCCAGACTTGAATGAAGAATTGACTGAGCTGCTTGCAGATGTTGTCAGTTTCTATTTCCGCGCTCACGGCGCACATTGGAATGTAAAGGGNGCTGACTTTAGCGAGTACCACAAGTTATTCTTGAAAATTTACGAAGATGTTTATGAGTCCATTGATCCGATTGCAGAGAACCTTCGCAAATTAGGTTCGATTGCTCCTTTCACTTTGACTTCATTCTTAGCACTTCGCTCGATTGAGGATGCTTCTCAAATTTTGCAAGACCCAATCGCTCTTGCCAATGACTTACTTGCAGCCAATGACATCATTCTTGATGAATTGTCAGATGCTTTTGACTGTGCAACTGCCTATAATCAACAAGGCGTTGCTAATTTCCTCGCCGGTCGCATTGACCAGCATCAATTCTGGAAGTGGCAGCTCACAGCCTCTCTTGGTCAGGAAGTTACTCAACCTTCACCTGATGCCCTTGATGATCAAGGCGTGGATGAAGATGATGTTGATGAAGAGATGGATGAATCAACTTATCCAATGCCAATTATGCCTCGCAGCGCATCAGGTGCATCAGACTTGCCAATCGCAGGTCGCGATGTTGAATGGGATGCAGCAGCAGCCGATAAAAGAGTCCAAGAATATGCCGGTGGCAAGGATTCAATGGATTGGGCTAAGTATGGCAAGGCATTTTTCTATGTTGATGAAGCAAATAAAGAGCTTCTCGGTTCTTACAAACTCGGTTTTGCCGATGTTATTGATGGAGAATTGACCGCTATTCCTCGCGGAATCTTTGCCGTTGCAGCAGTTTTGCAAGGCTCTCGCGGTGGCGTAGATATTCCAGCAGCCGATAAGGATGCAATCAAGAGCAAAGTTTCTGCTTATTACTCAAAGATTGCCAAGAAATTCAATGACGATTCAATCGTTGCCCCTTGGGAAGGCCGTTCAAAGGAAGAACCAATGCTAGAAGAGCGCAAGGCAATGCTTGCAACTGCTGAAAAAATCACCATGACTGCCGAAGTTCGCGCAATGGATACCACAGATGGTTCACTTCGCATCGGTGGCTATGCTGCAACTTTCAACAAAGAGGCAGATGGCTTGAATTTCCGTGAGCAAATTGCTCCTGGCGCTTTCACTCGCGCACTTCAATCCGGCGATCCTGTTTTCCTTCTTGTCAATCACGACCTGGAAGGAATCCCACTTGCTTCCACACAATCAGGCACACTTCAACTTCGTCAAGACAAGATCGGCCTTTACATTGAAGCAGAATTAGACCCTGCTAATCCAAAGGCTCAGGAATTGTCATCTGCTCTCAAGCGCGGCGATATGAACAAGATGTCATTTGCTTTCACAGTTCAACCTGACGGTCAAACTCGTGAAGATGGACTTCGCACCATCAATGAAATTGACCGACTCTTTGAAGTTTCAGTCGTCACCCTTCCTGCCTACTCATCCACATCCGTTGGAATGCGTAGCGCGGAAGAAGAAAACCTTGTTATCGCAAAAAAGAAACTCGCTCTCAAGGTCAAACAACATTCCTTGCGTAATCGCAAGGGCTAACCCTCGGCGCATCCTGCCCTGACGGTACTTTCCAACTCACAAGAAAGGGACACAATGTCTCTATCATCAAAGCTCATTGAGCAACGCGATGGTCTTGTTGCAGAAGTTGAATCAACTATTGCAGCAGAAGATGTCACCGCAGAAGCTCTAACTGAAGCATCAGCAAAGCAGGATGAGATTGCAGCTCTTGACGAGCGCATCGCAACTGCACAAGCAAATGAAAAGCGCACAGCAGAAATCGCAGAATCTCGTTCAGCCGCTAAGGTTGCAACATTCGGTGGAGCAACTGTTACACGCGAAGCACACACATATGAAAAGAATGGCGACAATTCATTCGTTCGCGACATGATCAACGCTAATCTTCGCAATGACCGCAATTCATGGGAGCGCCTATATCGCCATCAGCAAGAAGTTGCTGTTGAAACTCGCGATGTATCACGCACCGATGGAGCTGGTGGAGATTTCGTACCACCTTTGTACCTAACAAATGAATATGCTGAATTCGCGCGTGCAGCGAGAGTGACAGCTGATCTTTTGACAAACATGGCTTTGCCAGCTGGTACAGACAGCATCAACATTCCTCAAATCACAACTGGTTCGCTTTCAGCATTCCAGTCTGCTGATAACTCAGCAACAACAACACGCGATTTGGTCACATCGACTGTCACAAGTCCTGTGCGTACCATCTCCGGATATGAAAATGTGTCCATTCAATTAGTGGAACAATCTCCACTTGCAGGTGGCCTTGATCGCATGATCTTCGGTGACTTGATGAAGGATTACGCTCTACAACTCAACAGCGCAGTTGTTGGAACAGGTGACGGAACATCAGGAACCCTCAAGGGTCTTGTAACTCTCGGAACCGATACAACAAACGGCATTCCTACAACATGGACAGAAACAACACCATCGGCGGTCAACGGTCTTGCTGCAATCGCTAAGGCGATTTCCAAGGTTGTTACTAACCGTTACCAAGATGTTGAAGGCATCGTAATGCATCCTTCAACCTGGTATTGGCTCATGTCTCAGGTCGATGGACAATCTCGCCCATTGGTAGTACCTGCCGCTGCTGGCCCATTCAACGCTAACGGCGTTGTTTCTAACCCAGGAGCTTCAAAGGGACTCGTCGGAACAATTCACGGCGTACCTGTTTATGTAGATGCAACTGTTACAAAGCTTTACGGCGCATCAACAAATCAAAGCCCAATCCTTGTTGGTAAGTTCTCAGATTCTTACCTCTTTGAATCAGGCACAAAGACACGCGTTCTCCCAGATGTCCTTTCAGCGAACCTCACAGTTCGTTTCCAGGTTTACGGATACGCTGCTCTTGCTCATCGTTACAATAAGTCGATTTCGGCTGTAACGGGTACGGGTACTGTTGCTCCATCAGGTTACTAATAGTTACCTTTAGGTACTTTTAGATACTTGGTCTTGTCGCTGACTCAATCTTCGGATAGGGTCAGCGACAAGCGCAACACCAATTCCACAGGGGGATTTTATGAAATCATTATTTTTAGAAGGCCTACAATCTGCTCGCGAAATAGTGCAGAATAAAGGCGTTGAACATTTAGATCGCTTGATTCTTGAATTGCAAATGTCAAACAATGTCATCGAAAATGCAGCAGTTCAACCGATTGCAGAAACACGATGAAGAAAAATGACCGCATTTGCATTGGAATGGTCAACAACGGACAAATTGACGGACTCCTAGCGCAAGATTTGATTCACATTGCAGTTCATCCAAGCCGAAAGTTTTACAACCTTGTTCAAGTTGCAAACATCGGCCTCACAACACGCTCTCGAAATCTTGTTGTCAAAACATTTCTTGAAACAACCGAAGCTGAATGGTTGTTGATTCTTGACTCAGATGAACGATTGAGCATTGATACTTGGCTCAAATTGATTGAAGCTGCTGATGAAAAAAATCGCCCAATCGTGTCAGGATTAGTTTTTGCCGCTTTTTATGACAATGGCGATGTATTGCGAGCAGTTCCCACCATTTATCGAATGGATATGGAAACAGGCTTACAACCGATTGATGACTATGAAGAAAATGCGGTCATCGAAGTAGATGCGACCGGCACAGGTTGTCTTTTGATTCATAGAAGCGTTTTGGAAAAGATGCGCGATAGTGCAACAGAAAATCAAGGCCGTGATTGGGCTTGGTTCGTTGAAGGTGCCATCGGCGGTGTCTATTTCGGCGAGGATTTACTTTTCTCCAAGCGATTGAAGTCACTTCAATACAAAATTCACGCACATACGGGAGCAATCCTTCCGCATCATAAACAGTTTTGGCTCGATGCTCGTCATCATAAACCGATACGAGACAACGCAGTCAGCAAAAAATAGCATGAGGGTTGGTTGTAACCCCTGGCAGTCAACCTTCATGCCCTACTTATCAAGGAGAAATAAATGGCAAGAATCTCGAC